ATATGATGCTCCGTTTGGGGATGGTAGTAAAAATCCACTTAAAGTAAATGGACCTAATAGTGTAATGCAAAGTAGAGCCGTTAAAGATAAAAACTTCCCTAAATGGGGTGGTCCTGGTGGTGTTTTTGTTAAGGTAAAAGAGAAATGTAAGAAATTCCCGTACTGTAACCAAGGAAATACAGGAGCAATAGAATTCTACGAAGTTGAGGGATTAAAGGAATCGGTTCAAGAAGTTTCTAAAAAATATGGGATACCATATTTAGAAATGGAAAAGATAGTGATAAATGAAATAAAGAAGATATTTATATAATAATATGAAGTCCACAGATATCCAAAATATAATTAACGAATCTCTTTTTGATGAGGTTAAAAAAACCATTCTAAGAGAAAATAAAGAAGGTAATGAGGTATATCACATCACATGTGAAGGTGAACCTGTTGAAACTTTTGAAAATGAGGATGAAGCAATGTCACATTTGGATATTTATAAGAAGAAACATCCCGAAAAGGAATTCATAATTGAAAAGAAAAAATATAACTCACCGTCTGATATGTTTGATAAATTGGATGAGATGGGAGAAAAACTAGAAGTAAAAGAAAACAAAACAATGAAAACAAAAGTTAATAATTTCGCACATGCAGTTAAGGATGCTAAAGAAAAAGGATTAAAAGAATTCAAACTTAACGGGGAAACACATAATGTTGATGAATCTTGGAAACAACTTGAGGAAGAAGAATTTGGCGATGGTCGAGATGAAATAGACTTGGATGATAATGGTATAATTAACAAAGAGGACTTCAAAATGTTGAGAAACAAAAAAGAAGGTAAATGTGATGAGTGTTCACAAAAAATGGAAGAAAATTCACATTCAGAAAGTAGACCAACATCAGATTATAATGGAAAAACCATTACTTGGGATGATTACGAGGTGATGGAAAGAAATATAGACGGCGGAGGTCACAATGATTCTATTATGTTAATGGGGTCAGATGAAGACGGAAACGAATACGAAACTACAGGTAGTACCACAGACGGTGAAATTGATGAATGGGATGATGAAAATATTAAGTTAGTTAATTCAGTTGAAGATAACCGTATGGATAAAAAAGATAATTCAACAAGTAGTGAATACGATTCATTTTCAACATCAGGTAAAAATAATGAAATCATGGAAGAAAAATTATGTGAATGTGGTGGTGGAATGAATGAAGGAGGTATGTGTAATGAGTGTGGTAAAATGATGTATGAGTCAAAGAAGAGAACATTAAGATTAACCGAAAGAGAAATGGTTGATATGATTTCAAGAATGGTTTCTGAATCTGATGTTATTACTCACTCAGCCACAAAGAAGGCACAACAAGGTTCTAAGAAAGAAAATGATGACTACATGAAACAAGTTGAAGATAAACTTAAAAAAGCATCATCATTTGACGGAGCGGATAATCCAGAATTTCCAAAACAAAACGGTAAAGGTGAAAAAATGGTAATAAATGCAACACCTGAGCAAGATGAATACACCAAAACCCATAGAGGAGGAACATTGGCGGATTTAGATTATGACCAAGAACCATCTGAAAATTTCAAAAAAAGATTAAAAATGGCATTGGAGGGTGACCCGAAAATGGGTAACTCACAAGATGCTGCTAATGTTATTAAAACAGATACCGGTAAAAATATTGGTAAGACCTCAGTAAAGAAAAAAGAAATTGAAAAGAAAGGTAAAGAAGTAAGTTGGGGTCATTCTTGGGCTTCACCTGAAAAAGTTGTGGTTGTTAAAGAATCAAAAACAAATATGTCTTCAGTTTTAAACGAGGAAATCGAAAGAATGAAGAAAATGTACGGATATAATAAAAAAACTCAGTAATTCTTTTTTTTAATTTCTTTTATCCTTATATTTTAAAATAAGGAATTATGGAAAACAGAAAAGATTATAATGAGTTTGATATTTCGGACAAATATAGAAACCAAATAGATGTTTGGTATCGAGCATACAATATACACAGAGAGAAAGTCGAGTTATTTTACGACTTTCTTTCTTCGTTATATGAGTTAGTGGATAATACCTATTTAGGTTCTGATGTCCTATATAATGAGTCCGACCAAAGAAACCACTTCAGTTGGTGTTGGAACAAAACAATCGAAAATTTTACTAAAGAAAAAATTAACTTCAAAGATGATGGAAATCATTATGAGTATCTATGGAACTTTTTCTTTGAAGCGTACTATTCGGTTAAATTGGAGAAGAAAACAACCAAAATAGGTGAATATTTTTTTAAACTTTTTGATTTTAGGTATAAAAAAACAAGGTCAGAACTTGATATATTAACCGAGGTGTATAAATTATTGGAACAAAACTTGAAAAAGTAGAATTTATTCCGTATATTAGTATCAAAAATGAATAATAATGGAAACGCTAAATAGAATAAAAGTATTAGTGGAAAAAATGTCCGTTGACACCACTAAAGTACGTGAAAAGGGGAATAGGAGTGCGTCTATACGTGCAAGAAAATACGCACAAGAAATTAAAGAGATAATTCCAATTTTCAGAAAAGAAATTTTAAAAGAAATTAAAAATCATGATGATTAACGAAATAAAAATTTTCTTATTAATTTTAAGTATAGTATATAGTTTACGATTCATTATTGAATTTGTAGTAAAATTACTTCAAGAAGAACCCGTACCAATGAAAATAAGTAAAACGAATGAAGTTTTACTTTACTTTTCATTATCGTACATAATTACAAGTTTAATAATATAATATGTTTGACAATATAAGAAAATTAAGACCATACTTTTTCTCATTAAGGGAAATTGATAATAACGTCAGCTTAGATGTTAAATTACCATCAACATGGAAATTTGAAACAATTGTTGTACCTTACAAATCAATTAAAATTAAAGTACAGGATAAAAACGAAAAACATACTTTGGTTTCGTTAATTGGTAACGCGACATTGGATGGGTATGAAATAGTTTTTTCATGTGCAAAAGAAATAGTAAAAGTTAATTTCGAAATAGAGGAGAAACAAAAATTATTTCAATCAAAAATAAAAGAATTGGAATTATTATTCCAACACGAATCTTTAGATAAGTTAAAAGAATTATCATTTATAGAAAATGGACAAGAGATTACAACAGGGATTAAACTGGTTGGACAAGGAGATGAAGAGGGACGAAGTGCAGATAGCGAAACACAAGAACAAGATGATTGAAGAAATCAAAAATCTTGATAGAAAAGAAATGTTCAAAGTACCAGAAAAAAAGAAAATAAGTTTTTTTACAAAAATATTAATGATATTCGGTCATGGAAAAAAAGGGTGATTTATTAAATCAATTTGCAATAATTTCTGACCTAATTGAAAAGGTTAATCTTAATATGACCAATAGTACGTTAGTGATTGAATTGGACGATAAAGAGTATTTAAATACCTTTAATTATATCAATAGAAAACAAAACAGAAGTAATGGTATATTACCAAAAACTTTTACAATAAAAATTGGTTTAGTTGATATTATTTTTAATAAGAATAGTGTCGAAAAAGTTCAGACCGTTTAAATCCTTTTGATTCTAAAAGGGTATATAGTTGTTTACGTTGGGCGGTTGTTACATCCTTAACGAATATAAAATTACCTCGTTTATTTTTTAACACATCCTCTCTAACTAATTCAAACAATCTTTCAGCGTCGTTAAGATTTTTATTACCATACAATTTAATGTTATCGTCATTTTGAATAAAAAGTTTATTGTTCAATGTAAACACCTGACCAATTTCGGTAACTTTTAAAATATCATCAAGCATCTCATGGTAACGTATTCTTTTTTTCTGTTGGAAGTCGTATATTAATTCTTCCTTCCAATAAGGTATGATTTCCTTTATACGAAGTTTTTCATCTTCCATTTTAGCCTCAATCAACCTACCAAGACTGTCTTTAACAAATGTTTTTGTTGCCCAACGATTATTTGGGAACACCAACGCCAATTCATACAATACTTCATTGTTTCTTTTACTACCTTGGATTTTTAAAAATCTAGGTTTTCTCTCCGTTTTAAATTCGCGCCAATATTCATAGATAGTCGTTCTTTTTTGACATCTATGTAATATTTTAACTCGTTTCTTATTACAGAAAAGAACTATAAAGTATTTTCCATTTTTCATAAAAATTTATCTAACAAAGAGTAGATACCATATATGGCGAATAAACTCCATACAATAACAAACCAAGTTACACCTTTTTCCATAGATTTAACCATAGAATTAATTTCCTGTTTTGTCATCTCACTACTTTTTGATTTTTGCTTACATTCTGAACATGCCATAGTAATTAAATTATACACAATTATAAGATAACTATCAACCCATTAAAAATTTCTGGTCAACATTTCGTTTTTCCAATTTTTTTACTTATATTTTTATAAAATCACACTAAACAAACATTTAATAAAGACTAATGATATCATATATCGGTGGAAAAGCTAGAATAGGTAATTGGATTGAACCGTTCATACCTAAAGACATAGAAACTTACGTGGAGGGGTTCTCGGGTATGTTTTGGGTCTTTTTTAACATGGACTTAAAAAGTTACCCCAATTTAAAAACTGTCGTTTATAATGACTACAATCGACTTAATGCTAATTTATTTAAATGTTCATTACAATGTGATAGGATGTGGGAAGAATTGGCAAAATATCCATGTCAACAAGTGGGAGTTGAGGAAACACCACCTGAATATACTGAAATGTTTAAAACATACCAAAAAGAAGTCTTTAATGATGATTTGGTAATTGGGGATGAACCTAACTTTGATATTGCTGCCAAGTATGTTTATGTTTTAACCCAAGTATTCTCAGGTTCAAAACCTGAGACATCAAACTATACTGATTATAAGGGTAAGTATCGTTGTAAAGTTTTAATTTTTATGGATAAATTAAAACATCCTGAGTATAGAGCACATTTAGAAAAGATAACATTTGTTGAGAATTTAGATTTTCAAGATGTTGTTGAGAAGTATGATTCACCAACAACATATTTCTATATGGACCCTCCGTATTATATGACCGAGAATTACTATTCTAACCATATATTCAGTAGGGAAACACATATAAGACTGGCAAATACACTTAAAAAAATAAAAGGTAAATTTAGTTTATCATATTATGAATTTCCTCAATTAACGGAATGGTTTCCACAAGTACCATTAGGTAAGAATAACCAAATACTAATGTTTGGTGACCCAACATATAGATGGGAAAGAAAATCATTTAAGAAAGCTGCGGCAGCAAAAAAAGATGGAACACAAAACGAAGGTATAGAATTACTAATAATGAATTATTAATATGGAATTTTTACCCGATATTTTAATATACATACAAACAGTAAAAAAATATTTAGAAAGTAATAAAAACACTAAAGACTATTTTTTATCAGATGTGGACGAAGATTTGTTTTTCCAAAATCTTGGTCAAATCGCACAAATTAATTTGGAAAAAAATGGAGAACCCCAATTATCAAAAGAACAATTTGAGGTTTTAAGATTGTCCATGAAAATTTTTAAAGAAGTTGACAAAGAGATTCAAATAGAAGAATCAATATATGATTACATACCAAACGATATAAAATTTTACCTAAAATAATGAAAATTAATAAAAAACTACCATCAGATTATTTCTTATATGAGACATCATATAGCTCCGACGTACCAGTCGACCAAATTTTTGTACATTATTTTGATGGGTTACCATCGAAGTACAACAACTCAACTAAAAAATACAGTCAAAAAGTATTAGATTATATTTTAAAAAAGGGATACAAGAAAGAATGTCAAATTTCGGCTTTTGGGAGAAAGTATGATGTTGAAAGTTCATTTACCATGTTAATAAATAAAGATACTCGTACCATGGTAATGTTAAAAACATTTAACGATAAAAAAGAACCATTATTTGAGATAACTTTTTATTATGACATCACTAGAGGTGAGTTTAATACCTTTTTCAATATGGATGAATTATTGGAATATGAAGTTAAACTAAAAAAATCAGGTATTAATTTAGTAAAAGTTGAAATGGGGCACATGGACACAGAAGAGTATGAAATGAATGTCCCTGATATCGATTTAGAGTTGAATTACGGGACTGAATTCTTAAAGGTACATGAAGTTATCCTAAAGAGACTAAACAAACCTAATGACAAGGGAATTATCCTTTTTCATGGTGACCCGGGAACAGGTAAAACATCCTACATAAAATATTTAACAAGATTGATTACAGATAAGGAAATTCTATTTATTCCACCATCAATGGCGGAATCATTATCAGAACCGTCAATTATTCCATTTTTAATGGAACATAAAAATTCAGTATTAATTGTGGAAGATGCTGAGAGAGTAATCGCAGATAGAGAAGGAAATGGTTCATCTATGGGTGTATCAAACATTCTAAATCTAACCGATGGCATATTAGGTGACTGTTTAAATATTCAAGTAATCGCAACCTTCAACATGAAAAGAGAAAAAATAGACCAAGCATTACTTCGTAAAGGTAGATTAATCGCTGAACATAAATTTAGTAAATTAACAATTGACGAATCTAATAACTTATTAAAACATATTGGGAAAGAAGGTGAGGTTACCGAATCTATGACATTAGCGGATATTTACAATATAGACGAAGAACTTTTCAAAGTAGACGATAAATTAAAAATAGGATTTAAATAAATAAATAAAAAAACAAACATAAAATGGAATTAGTAACATCACAAGAATTAGAACAAATGAAATTAAATAAGCAAAAATTACTTATTGATTTCTTCGCAGAATGGTGCGGACCCTGCAAAATGATAATGCCTAAACTTGAATCATTCGAATCAGATTTTCCTGATATTAAATTTGTGAAGGTTGATATCGATAAGAACCGAGATTATGTAATGAAATTAGGAATTCGTTCCGTACCAACAATTATGGTTTTTAATGGTGATGAGATAGTGGACACCTCCATTGGAGCTAAACCCGATATACACTATAAAGATATATTAACTAAAGTTCAAGAATATGGCAAATAAATTATTAGTTTTTACATTAGACACATGTGGACATTGTAAAACATTAAAAGAAAGATTAAGAACCGAATCATTACCATTTAAAGAGATTGAGGTTAACTCAAATCAAAGTTTATGGAATCAAGTTGTTGAACAAACTAAAAACGAATACTTACCTACATTTTTTATTAGAAAAGAAGGTTCAGATACTGGACCAATATTTTGTCCTGAAAAGGATTTTAAAGATGATAACGAGGCAGTTGAAATTATTAAAAGATATATTGAAGTAACAAAAGAGGATTAACAACCCTCTTTTTTTATTAAAGATGGTTTAATATAAAATCACTACAAACACCGATACATTCTTTAGTGTCATCGTTATATAATTCAGGTAGAACAGCAATACTATTGTTTATTGGTTGTTTACCAGGGTGAGCCCATAAAAAACCTTTAGATGTTATAATAACATCATCTGTTTGGTGCCAAAAATAATTAACATCATATCCGCAGTCCCTAAAATAAATTAAAGACTCCATATTTTTACAATGTACCCAAAGTTTATTAATCCTATGTGTAAACCATATAAGGTTAACCTCATATTGTGGTTTATCATGTCCTAACATAAGTTTACCGTCCACATACCAAACATCCACCTCAACATCGTAACCAGAAACTAATGTTGTTTCAATGTAGTGTGGATGATTTTCTTTTTCTGGTATCCTACCATTAATATTTCCCCTGTGCGATATTAGAATCATGTGATTTTTTTTATTTTATATTCTTTTAATTTTCTACTATCATAGATTACTGATTCATCGTAATCCCATTGTAGTTTTTTCCATCTATCTAAAAATATATCACCGTGCCATAAATAATTTCTTTTATTACAAATTATATTTTCGGCGTTACTCAAATATCCAATCCACCACGAAAATGTTCCCTCAGATAGAACTAAGTTATTAAAATTTTTACCAAAATTCAAAGTGTCTATTGGTGATAATCCATGGATTGGTGTTAAATTGTATTTTGATATTAATTGTTTACAGAAAACATGGTCAATTGAATCCGAAGATATAAAACCATTTTTAAATGTTATTGAATCTAGTGCCTCAATGTAATATTCTAAAGGTAACATTCTCCTATCGTTTATTACATCACCAATTCTATAATGAACAAAAACAGAATCCCTACCAGTATCATTGTAGTTTATACTTAATAAAGATTTTATTTCACTTTCGTAAGTTTGTAAAAATTCTTTATTTTGAAAGTATCCATTAAAATGGTAGTGGTTTGGGTCAATTTTTTCTCTATTAAGTAAATTAATAAAATTATTATCGTTAACCTCGATTGTTTGGTTTCCGGTTGACCCATCTACCCGTCTATTCTTTAATAAAAAATCCCAATTACCTGAATATGAATTGGGTTCTAAATTAAAATTTAAATTAAATTTTTTTGCAAAAAAAAGTGACGCGATGTACTGTATTAAATTATTACCTAACCTACCGTCATATTTTAAAGTGACCATTACTATTTGTATTTTTCTAATATAAATTCATTTATTTCATTAGGAGTACCAATTGAATTACACTTATCAAAAAGGAGAGTGTTAATTTTTTTACCGTCATTAATAAGTAAATTATATAACGGGCAAACATAAAATTCATTATTTGTTCTAATGTTTTCGTTTACCATTTTCTTTGAGTAATCTAAAAAGTCTTTAGATGATTTAAAATAGTATAACCCTATTGATGATAAATCACTAATAACTTTTTTTTCTGCCGTTTCAATTACAAAACCTTCATTATTAATTTTAGAATAACTGTAACTTGGATTATCTGATTTAAATACCAATATTGTACCGTCAACAGAAGGATTTATCAAATCCATACTGAAGATAGGTTCAAAGTAAACATCCAAGGTCGTAATAACCAACGGTGAATCATTATTTAAAAACTCTTCAGCTAATAAACATGTACAAACTGTCCCTTCAGTATCGGTTTCTGCAATAACAATTTCAATATCATTACCAAATTTGTCTCTTAAAAATGAATCTATATTGTGAATTGCAATATGTTCTTTTCTAATTATAAAAACTTTTTTAAAGTCATCTAATTTTATACAATCTAAACTAACTTCTATCATTGGTTTACCATTGATGTCAACCATTTGTTTTGGTATTGTGTATCCGTTGGTGGAGAATCTTCTACCTAAACCGGCCATGGGTATTAATAAGGTGGGTTTCAAGAATTTTTAATTTTTAATAACTCAAACGTATCTTTATGTGATTGAATAATTGAATCCTCAATTGTCTTTCCTTGTAAGATATTATTGATAAAACTTCCAGCAAACATATCACCGGCACCCAATACATCTATATTTTTTAATTTTAAATGTTCAGGTATTTCGTAATTTATGGTTTCTATTCCATTTGTTGAGGTACTACCATTTGGGTCATGACTAATAATCCAACCCTTCGTTATTTTAGATAGTTCCATAATATCATTAAATAGGTCTTCTTTTGAAATAAAAAGAAAATCAATATCTTTAAGGTGTTCCACTATTGTTTCAGGAGATTCTTTAGATACGTCAGCTGATATTATACCGGTTGTTATGTCATTAATAAATGAAGTGTCTTCTAATTGGTTAAGATATGCAATATGGTGCCAATCCGATTTTACTATTTTAGGTTCATCGGTTAATAAATTAAAATTTGCTCTACCTACTCTTGTGTTCTTTTCCACATTAACTAAAACGATAGCCTCACCAATTGAACATGGTTTCATTATAACCTCATTTTTTTTATTGAGTTTAATTAATGAGTCCCACACATTTGCAATTCCACCTAAACTTTCATGGGTTTTAAATCCAATAAAAATCTTATCAGTTATTAAGTGACCATACAATGATATCTTCATTATTATTTCATTTCTTTACTTGTAATTTCTTTACTATCTAAATCAATTACTGTTTGTTCATCCGATTCAATTAGAAATTCATTAGATTCTAAAAAATCATACAACTCAACAATAGTACCTTCACCACCTTTTGATTTTAAAATATACAATGATGAGTCCTTAATTATTTTTGGAGAATCTGACGGACAAAATGTGTATGTTATTTTTTTAAACATTGATAAATCAAAATAATCATCACCAATAAACGCCATCTCATCAACTGACACACCGTATCGTTGGTAAAACTCATCTATAAATAATGATTTATCAAGACTTAAATTTTTATCTCTGGTACAAAAGAAATCAATATTTCTTTTTTCTGCCATTGTTCTATTAAAGTTGTCACCAGATAACATAATAACTTTAATACCCGAAGCTACTATCCTTTTAATTGCGGTGAAATCCTTACAAAGAAATCTCTTAGATATTACTTCATGTTTTTCGTTGTATACTTTAGTACCATCGGTTAAAACACCATCAATGTCCAAAATTAAAAGTTTTATTTTACCTAAATTACTCATCGTGATAAATTTAAATAAACCGGTTTATTATTCAATAAAATCTCATTGAATTTTTCTTTCATTTCATCAGCATCTTTTGGCCAATATTTTGATATATTTTTAAAACCACTAGTGTGTTCAACATCATCTGTTGCCCAATGTGACCAACCTAACCAATCGTAATCTTTATCTCTTCCACTACCCACTAATTTAACGGGTATTGATTCATAATCAACATAGTTTCTAATAAACTCAAATGGTCGATATAGGATAAAAGGAGTCATCGAATAACACACGGGGATTTTACCCTCTAATGCTAAACCAATACCAACACCGACTAATAACTGTTCTGCGGCTCCCACGTTGATAAATCTATCAGGGAACTCAGTTCTGAAATGGTCAAAGTGACCGTAGCCTAAATCTCCAGTTACGAAGTAGACTGATTCATTTTCCTTCATTAAATCAAATAATAAAGGAACAAAAGCTTTTCTAACACTCATTTTTTAAAATTTTAACACCTTCGTTATACTGTTCTTCAGTTAATTTCATATAGTGAGCACTTAAACCCGTTAAGAACGGAAATTGCTCAACTGATGTTCTATGAAAAATCGCGGTAGGTAAAAAAGATTTGATTCTTTTTTCCAATAAATCCACATCAATCGGGTCATAACAAGCCCAACCATTTGCATTAACATGAACCTCAATATTTTTAATATTATGGTCGTGAATGAATCTTAAAGATTCCCAAACACTACCTTCCGCACATTCACCATCTGAAATTGTCACATATACTTTTCTATTTGGATTTCCAATTGCTCTACCAACTGCAATGGGTAAACCTGAACCCAAACTACCTGTTGAACAGTAGATTTTATCAGTCTCATCAAAATTAGGATGACCACCATGTTTTTTTGCTAAGTAATCAGCGTCAACATTATGATATTTTTCTAATATAACATACAAGGCGTAGGCTGAATGTCCATTAGAATTGATAAAGATATCGTCTTCTTTTTTGTTTTTAAAGATATCATCCATGATATCGATACATGTAAAGCAACTACCCACATGTTCTTCGTTGTACGTGTACAAAAGATTTAATAATCTTAAATGTAAATCTGTGTCTTTCATAATTAAATTATATTGGTTTTTTTTAAACTTGTAAATGGTTTAACGGTTAAAAAGAGGTATATCACTCTCAAAATCTAAAATTTTAATTGAATCTATGGGGTAGGTTGTTATTTTATAGTTTTCTTTTACTAACTCATTAAATGATAGTGAGATGTAGTATATCCCATTATGGTTTATTTGTTTTTTAACCATACTCTCAATAGAGTTGATAAGTATATTACCGTTTGACCAATAATAAACACCGACAATTGCTACGTCACTTATAATTTTTTTTTCCGCAACCTCCGTTATGATATCATCCTTGACTATACAGTATGAATGTTTCAATGAATCTGATTTGTATGTAACCAAACAACTATCACATTTTGAATTTTTGATAAAGTCCATAAATAAATTTGAATCCCAGTCCATTGTAAAATCAGAATTAACAAATAAAACAGGTTTATCTAAAGATATGGTATCTTTTAATTCAAAAAGAGTTAGTGCTGACCCATTTTTAAACCCATCCAGCTCAATTATCTTACATTTTGGTACTATGTACTTAATTTCTTTTTTTAAGTCAAATAAATCGTTGTATTCCTTTTGAATTAAAAAAATATAATCACCATGTATATTGAGATTTTTAAGGAACACACTTAAAAACGGTTCATTATTTATCTTAATTAAATGTTTTAAAGTTGGTACACCTTTTACGTTAATAACATCAGAAGGACCGGCAATTGAAATAACTATATTAAGATTATCATTCATTTTATTGTCTATCCCCGAAATATTTTCTAAAGTATACGTACTCATCATTTATTATTTTTGTGTAATCAAACTCACCCTCAAAAGGGATAATATTCAACCCACTTTTCTCAAATATAACCGACCAACATCTTTCCATTGCTCTGGACTCATCTTTATTTGATGGACCAACCAATGAATTTAAATCTATTTTTGAAATAGATTTATTTGATATCCCAAATATTGAAGCAAAAATTCCGCATTTATTATTACCCGTACCATAATGCGTTGAACAAAAATTAATTTGATTTTTATTATCATATTGATTACCGCCAAATGTTAGAAATGGTACGACTGAATTTTCACCATCCATTAGTCTATTAAGTTCAACCAAACATTCATTGTTTTTAATTGAGAATGAATCATGAATAAAAATATAATATTCTTCATTGTAGTTTTTCATTACATGAATAATAACACCACTATCGTAATTTGGATTTGGAGTCTTATCTAATAAAAGTTCATAATTAAAATTTGAGTTATTTTCTTTTAGGTAATTTAAATAATTAATAGATTCAGAATCGTTTGTTCCGGAATCAACAACTAAAATTTTATGACCCAATAAATCTAAATTATTTAATTCATTTAGTAATCTTTCTAAATGAAATTTACCATTATATGTTGTTATTACTATCATTGGTTTACTTCATTTTTTACTATATCTTCACTTAAACCCATTAACATGTGATGATTATAAACTAATTCACGAGGTTCTTTTGGTGTTAAATCAAATATTTCATATTTTAAATTAGGATACTTCTCTATTAGAACTCTATGTAATTCATCTACATTTTTATTGAATCTGGATAAAATAAAATTAATTTCATGACCTTCCTGAGCTTGTTTAATATATTTTCTAAAACTATCAACTCTTTGATTGTATCTTTCTTTTAATAATGAGTAATTATTATCAACATAATGATTTATACCTCCCGACCATGATTGAGTAACAAAAAGATTGGCATGACCAGGAGATTCATGGTTAAATATGAAATTATATTTTGTATTATAAACTAAAGTTTCACCTTTAACAATACCACCAACATTTTCAGGTGACTGCATTAAACTTAAATGTTCTTCATTCATAAAATCTTTAAAGTCATCACGAATACATTCAATAATACCGGGTAAGTTTGTTATCATTTCATCAAATGGACAAGTTTCATAACCCTCGGATTTTGTTCCTCTTATTTTCTTATCAACACCTATCTGTGCGGGACCACAATTCCATCCCATTGAAATACCTATTTTTGTCATATTTTATTGTTTAATTTTTTTATAGTAATGTTCTATGTTTAATTTATCTTTATCATATTTTGACATCAATTCAAAATACAACTCAGTTGTTATTTCATTTGAATCGAATGAATCCCAATCTTTAATTATATGTATAGGTAATTCTTTAAAATAGTTTACATTTATTGATTCAGTAACGATTGGTATTGTTTTTAGATATAACGATTCCCATGTTTTATGACAGTCAACCCCATTACCGTTTGGTGATAAACAAAAATATGAACCCGATAATTCTTGTAAATAATTATGGAAATCTTTTCCACTTGTTAGATTTAAATTATTCCTATGAATTGAATTAATACATTTAGTTCTTTCATTCAAATTGGTATCAATATTAAAATTACAATATATTAGATTTTCTTTTTTTATGTTTAAATCTATCACTTCATTTAGTTTATTTTCATCACCATGAACCCATCTTTGGTTGGCAATACCAATTGGTATTGATATTAATTTTGGGTGATAATAGTTAATATTCTGACCATACCAATTAATTAAGTTCTCATCATCAATATATTTTGCAATATTATCAGATATTGGAAAATCACTATTGTGTGTTATAATTTTATATTTAAAATTTGGTTTGTGACTATTAAAAAATAGATTAATGAAATCCGTTTTAATAAAAAAAATAGGTATATCATTTATTATACCGGTTTTCCTAAACCCAGATTCATCCAATATGTAATCAGAAATATCTTTAAATTTGTTACCGGTTATAAAGTTCATTTTTCTTATTATGTATTAATTCCATTAATCTACAATCATCATTTCTGTTTCTTGTTTTTATTCTATAATGAAAATAATCTAACGGAATATTTTCATTGCAAACATCGTAACGAGGGTTATTCTCAGGCGACACTCCAAATTCTTTTAACAAAGACGCTATTGATACATCATCAATTAAAGAGTAGTCCCATCTATTTTTATTTTCAATTAATAGTTTTATTAAATCTTTACTTAGAAAGAAACCACTTCCCGATGCAAATGTTATTTTTCCATGGTTACCAATAAACCCTGAATAATATTTGGTTTTTGGTTTATTATTGATAAAATCCATTAATAATTTTTTATCAACATATGAACTAGCGTTTGTCCTAAAAACATAATCAAAATCCATATTTTTAATCATTTCAAAAGATTTTAAAGTTTTTAAACTGGAATTTGTTATAGATAAACTACCGTCAGATTCTTTTTTAGTGGTCTCCTTTAAATTTATGTATATTTTGTTTTCAACAATTTCATCTTTATCGTGGTCACCAAAAAAATAAAATGTTTCTATTCCTTCTACATTAATAGAATCCCATGTATTTTTTTGAGTTTCAAAAAATTTACTATAAATCCCATTATCGTTGCATGATAAAACTAAAATAAGAATATTCACTATAATAATTTTATTAATTTATCTATTTCTTCTTTATGTTGACTATATGGTCTTAATGAATGACAATCAATATAGTAATCTTCTTTAACTTTTTCTGGAATATATTCCCATTTAATTCGGTCTATACGTTTTTCCGCTGAACCTGATGATAACCACCCTCTATTCAAAAAAATACAATTATTTTTTTCTTGGTTATACTCATTAATTCTTTCAAATATAAATTTTTGGTCGGTGTACCACCCTTCTTTTCTTATATTTTGAGAATAAACAAATTCATCCCAACTAATATCTAAAGATAGAACATTTTTAAATGTGTTTGAATGTGCCGATATGTAGCACATAGGGTACATATTATTTTTTATACATCCTAAATTATCGGATGAATAAATAACAACATTCTCATTGTTTACTTTTGATAGATTTTTTTGAAAATATTTTGGTGATAATGGTATCATATCAATATCGGATATTAAACATTTACCGTCTAAAAATTTAGGTAGATAAAGTCTAACAATTTGAGATTGTAGTGCGGTATCAACACCCTTAACTTGTTTAAATTTTTTTACTAACCCATATTTGTCTTCATAAATTTCAGAATCTTCATTACATATTAAACCAAGAACAGGAATAACATTAAACTTTTCTCTCCAAACTTTGGATACCACATCCCAAAATTCTAAATACATTGGATTGGTATCTGAACCTACAATAACATATTCTAAACTCATAGTAATATTTTATAATCGTCGGTTAATGGTTGTTCGTTAATATCTATTCTTTCACCAATAAACCTACCATTTTCTCTTTTAATTGGAAATGGTTTTTTTTCAAAGAAATCATCATGGGTACATCTATCATTTTCTAAAATGGAATAGACGGATTTTAAGAATCTTTGGTCATCACCATATACCATAACCTTACCACTACTAAAGAAATTTTGCATCATATCTATTAACGGTATTGTACCATTTTTAATTCCCCACATTCCACCCAATATACCTAATGAATTATTTCCATAAGGTATTCCATGTGCGGGATGGTCTCTCATAACATGTAACGATTTTTTACTTTCAATCCATTCATCTACTGCCATCTTTTCCCTAATTGATATTCTTGAGTCGGTGTCCCTAAAAATTGCAAGTTCACAATTTGGTAATGACACCGCAAAAAATCTCCAAAACATTCCATATGTTCCGGAGTTTGTCATATCAATAGTTGTTACATTTAAGGATATTAATGAATCAATTGTTTCTTTCGGTACTGAATTATCATAATAAACAATCATATCCCATTCTGGATAAATTGTTTTCCAAATCTCAGCATTTCTTATTGCTCCAATATTATACAATGGTTTATCACCCCAAAGACTAAAACTTAAATATTTTGACATTATTACTTATTTTCTATTAATCTTTTTATTTGTTCTTTTTCATCCACATAATGACCTTGCGTTTTATGTGAATCCATTTGGACATGTTGAAGTAAACCGTTTGTTATACCAATTTTTTTATTGTTTATAGTTGAATAATAAGTTACCGACCTTTCATGTGCGTGACCTGAAGTTTTTGTTTCCTTAATGTCATTGGCAATTGGTTGAAACCATTTCATATAATCATTAAAGACATCAATTCTAAATGTTGTATTTGATGTTGATGACCAAATAGATTGAGGATTTTTATTTACAAGATTAGAATAAAATCCTAATAAGTTATCAACTCTGTAGTGTTTTTTAATTGATGCAAGGATATGCTCATTCCAGTCTTTATTTATTATAAAGTGATAGTTATTCATTGGTGTTGGAACATACCCAATAATTTGTTTACTATCTTCAAAGAATTTTATTTGATGTTGTGCAAAGTTTTTATCTAATATAATATCATATTCAAATAAATTTACAAATTTTGTTTTGATTAAATTGTTTTTCCATAATAGATACCATCCAGTATATGATGTGAATTTTGGATACTGTTCCATATTATCTTCATAATTTCTTGCAACAATAATATTACTTAAATGTTCAATTTTATCAATTGGTCTATCACCTAAGAAAACATATTGGTATGAATATAAATTATTGAATTTTTTACTTTCCTCAAATAATAATACTAATTCTTGGTCATGAATAAAAATAAAAGAGTCACAATCATCTTTTGAATTAATGTCTATTGGTAATTTTTCAGAATACCTTTCAGCGAATTGTTTTCTATTTTCTTCCCACTTCTCATTGGTCTCACCAATAGATAAATGTGTGACCCTAACATCGAACATTACACCTACTTTAACATCATCTAAAAAATTTGGTAAACAAAAACCTAAATCATAAAAATGGAATCCTTCGATTGACTCATCAAACTTATGTTTTATTATAGTCTTATCTAATGCAATAAATAAACCATCCACAATTACGGTTTCTTCTACTCTACTTCCGATATCGTTGGAGTATCTACTTGTCCATGATTTTTCATCGTTCTTATGGTTTACAATACCATACATTGAACTTGAAATTGACCACCATTGTGCACTCTCATGGAGATATTTTGTTCCAGCTAAACCAAGTATACCGTATTCGGTTTGTCTTTTAAAATGTTTTAAAACTTTTTCACCCCAATTCTTGGTCTCAAATTCTAAATCATCATGTACCAAAACTACAATATCATATATTGATTCGTTAATTATTTCATTATAAACTTGAGATAGTGATTTTTCACCATTGTTTATTTTTTGTATAATTTGAACATCTTTATACATTGATGTTTTCTGTATATAGTCCACATACTTGGGGTTATCTTCTCTTGTTGAAAATCCTATTGTTATCATCCTTTTAATAATTTAAATTTTTTAAAGTTGTATCCATCATAAACATGTTCCATATAGAAAAGTTGACCGGTAGGTACACCTATCGGTTGAACGGATACTAAGTCGTCGACAATTGGTCTCATTATATTTCGAATTACTTCCCTGTCAATTTCTGCGGTTAGTTCTTGGTTTAGTATTGCCATTAATTCCGCTTCGGCGTCAATATTATGGTTTACATTTAAATCCTGAACCATTTCTGGTGTCCATTGAGCTCTAATTCTCCTTACACCATTACGAACCTCAACTGTTCGAATATTTAATTCGACTTCAGGTAATCTATGACCACACAATAATTTGAAATTTGACAATGACATTGTTGAAATATATAAAAAATTAATGACAATAACAAATATTAATGACTTAATATTTTGAGTTCTTAACACCACCCGTCTCGTGTTGTTGTACCTTATCTTTAAAATCGGAATCTTTTAAAAATAAATCTATTGACCTATTTACAAATTTCTGTAAGGTTAAATCCGTTTCTAAAGTTACTTTCTTAAATTCATAGTAATTTCTATCAATTATTTTTACGCTAGTAAGTTTAGTATTTGTGTTGCTACTCATTTTATATATATGTATGTAAATTTTATATCGGTATATAAATTATATATACGGATAGGGTAAAAAATATCGGACAATGTCCGATAAATGTTTGGTGTTGTTATTCCGAAATAGGTGTATCTAACGTATCGTTAATTTCGTCAATTTTTTTAACTAATTGGTCAACTTGTTGTTCCATAAGATTAACTTGTTGTTGAATTTGATTACCACCCTCAGTTAGTTGAATAGTTACTTGTGAATTCCCAATTGGTTGTGGGTTATTCTTTTTTTTGCATCCGCATCCAGCCATAATTTTTGTTTTTTTGTTTTATTTTAGTTTATTATTTTAAATTTATGTTTATAACAGGTTTTTCTTATAGAACCTTTGTAACCATTGTTTAGTTTTACACCTCTTAAACAATTTGAAATTGACATTCTCACATTCCTTGGGATACCTTTAGCGAACCCATACTCAATTAAGTAATTAGCACCGTCAACTAAATTATCAAATATAAAAGTTTCTTCAGTTTTAATATTAGTTAATGAAAATGTGTTAATATTTCCATTTTTACTTAGATTATGTTTTGATAGTTTAACTTTAACTTCGGTGTTATATGTATTTCTCCTAAATTCATTAACGGTTGCTAAATTGTATCCAAAATTACTTTCGTTTGATTTATAGAATGTTATATAATAATTTTCTTTTTCAATTAATTCAGATTCCAAACAATATTCAACAACCTCAAATATAAAATTATCCCGACCATGTTTGTTAAATGATTTTTGTAGATGTGAGTTATCGTGAATATTTTTTTGTAACATCCAAAAATGTTTGTACTCTCGATTTGAGATAACCACACTACTCCCAATGTAGACCTTATTGGTCAATTTATTGGTTATTTTGTAGATACCGCATCCCATAATTTTAATGTTTTTTTATAAATATTTGTTTTATTGTTTTTTATTACTTACCTTTACCGAAAGATATCAAATAGAAAACAAATAGTAAATGGAAAACAAAATAAAAAATTTACCTGAATTTAAAAAAATGTTGAATAAAATCCACAATATTGATTGTGTTGAGGGTATGAAACAACTACCTGACAGTTGTGTGGACTTAGTGGTAACAAGTTGTCCGTATAATGTTGGTATTTCATATGATGTACACATTGACAACGAACCTATGGATGATTACTTTGAATGGTGTAAAATATGGTTATCTGAAGTTTATAGAACACTAAAGGATGATGGTAGGGTTGCATTAAACATACCATATGAAGTTAATGTTAGAGAACGAGGAGGTAGAGTATTCATCGCATCCGAATTTTGGCAAATAATGAAAGAAATTGGTTTCGGTTTCTTTGGTATTGTAGATTTAGAGGAAGATTCTCCACACCGTTCAAAAACTACGGCTTGGGGTTCTTGGATGTCATCTTCTTCACCTTACATTTACAACCCTAAAGAATGTGTAATTCTTGCATATAAAAAGGACTATAAGAAAAATTCTAAAGGTCTTCCTTTTTGGGATTACACAACAACTCAAGTTGAAGATGAGGAAGGTAAAGTAAAAAATAAAAGAATCTACGAGGATAAAGATAAAAATGAGTTTATGGAACTTGTTTTTGGTCAATGGAAGTACTTTAACGATACCAAATCACTAACTAAAGCAACATATTCTTTGGATATCCCAATGAAAGCAATTAAAATCCTATCATTTAAAAATGATATTATCATGGACCCGTTTTCGGGTAGTGGTACAACATTTTTAGCAAATGAAGTTTTGGGTAATAAAGATAACTTTATCGGTTTCGAACTATCAGAAAACTACACAAACATAGCAATGGGTAGAATCTATGGTCATAGAGATGAAAAAAAACAATTAAAATTGTTTACTGAACCGGGTTCTTAGGTGTACCTAAGTACATATTAACCTTATCCCCAACCTTAAAGTCATTAGCGGTACCCGCTGGAAATTCTATAACATGGTCACCTATACCTGTATATTTTGGTGGTGTCATTCTGTGTCGGTCAACCAATGGACAGTTTAGATGAATACCGTTGATTCTATTTTTATTTACAAATACAATATCTAACGGTATTAGACAATTTTTCATCCAAAATGAATGGTGACCCATTCCCATTTTAAAAACCATACAACCTTCTAATGAAGGTCTACCCATCATACCTTTGGTTATTTCCTCAGTTGTGGATAAGTATTCTGCTGAGTATAGTTTGTTGTTTATTATTACCGACATATTTTAAATAAATATTTTGTCTTTTCGTTTTTTTTTCATATATTTGTCAATATGAGTGAATTTTTATTTGGTGGGGAGTTTGAATACGATGAAAAAGAAGATTTGAACGTATTTGTCAACAATTTAAAACCCGAAGTTTCACACGCCATTCTTGAAATGGCTCTTAATCATGCAAATAAACAGGGTGCTTTTAGTATCTTGGAATCCCATTGCATATATAAATGTTTAGAAAAATTAAAAGACAATGAAAATAAAAAGAATCATATACATAATGATGATATTGACGGGCATTCTAATTGAGAAGTACGGATTACAAACTGATAATGTTGAACTTGAAAAATATTTCGGGTTTGGTATTATCTCATTAGGTTCTTTTAATATCATACTTGATTATTTAAAAAATAAAAAAAATGGATAAAGTACAAGAAAAATGGATAACCGATTTCTTTATTATTAAAAAGAAACATCATTGGTTTTTAATCCCAACACCAGTTTTTTACTACCATAAATATGAGTTTTTAGAAACTGGAGTTTACACACCCTCTTGGGGATTAACTATTAGATGGTTAATATTCATGGCGGGAGTTCAATCACAAAAAGCATATTCAAAAAAGTAATATATGAAAATAAAATTTGAGTACATTTGGTTAGATGGTTGTTTACCCGAACCAAATCTTAGAAGCAAAATTAAAGTTGTCGATTATAATCCAAAAAATACTGGATTAGTTATTAGTGAAATTCCTAATTGGGGATTTGATGGAAGTTCAACAAATCAGGCGGAGGGTAACTTCTCCGATTGTTATTTAAAACCGGTTAGATTTTATAAAAACGAAAACAGTAAAGATGATTACCCAACAGTCTATGTATTGTGTGAGGTACTTGATGGTAATGGTGGAACACACAAATCAAATCAAAGATTCCATTTAGGAAATGAAGATGAAGATTTATGGATTGGATTTGAACAAGAATATTTTATTCGTTCAGGACATAACCAACCTGTATTGGGTTTTGAAAATGGTGGGATGATTGACCCACAAGGAAAATATTATTGTGGTGTTGGTGGTCATGTTGTTGGTAGACTTATTAGTGATGAACATTTAGATATGTGTTTAAACTATGGTATCAATGTTGAAGGAACGAACGCAGAAGTTGCGTTGGGTCAATGGGAATATCAAATATTTTCTAAAGGTAAATTAAAAGGTGCTGACGATTTATGGATGTCTCGTTATTTCTTAAATAAAATTTCTGAAAGATATTCGGTAGCAATTGAGTTACACCCTAAACCAATCACAACAGGAGAATGGAATGGTTCAGGTTTACATACAAACTTTTCAAATAAGAAAATGAGAGAAGAAGGTGGAGAAGAGTATTTCACTGCTATCTTTAGAACATTCGATTCAAGAGCAAAAGAACATATTAATAACTATGGTTCGGATAATCATTTAAGATTAACCGGTAAATATGAAACTCAATCTATTGATAAATTCTCATGGGGTATATCAGATAGAGGAGCATCAATAAGAGTACCAAAAACTGTTGGTGAAACATGGAAAGGCTATCTTGAGGATAGAAGACCGGGTTCTAATGCTGACCCATATAAAATTCTTAGAGTTATTTCTGAGTCATTATCATTGGCGGACGAGTTAAAAAATACATTACATGTAATGTACGCTGAAATTAATACAGATGAATTATCAAACAAATATGGTACACTCACAAATGATGAGTTATTAGATGAGTATAAAAAAGATTAATAAATTCTTTTAGTTATATATTTATATTAAATGGGACGATTAAAAAAATACAAAACAGAACAAGAAAAAATTGAGGCTCAACGAAATTGGGCTAAAGAGTATTATTATCGTAACAAAGAAAAAATAAATAAAAAAACAATGGAGAAATACTATGAGAAAAATAACAATAAGAAAAGAAATAGTGAATAACATAATAGAACATTATAAAAATGGAGAAGGTTGTGTTAAAATTTCTAAAATTTTTGGTTATGGAAAAAATAAAATACTTCAAGTACTTAAAGAAAACAATATTGAAATAATTGGGACAAAAAGATATTGTGTAAATGAAGATTTTTTTGAAACAGTCGATAATGAGGAAAAATCTTATTGGTTAGGGTTTTTATTTGCTGACGGGTATGTTAGAATGAGAAAAAAAAAATATGGGGAAGTTAAATTAAAACTACAACTCAAAGATTATGACCACGTTAAATTATTTAAAAAAAGTTTAAATTCTAATAATATAATAAAAAATTCAATTAATAATAATGGATTTAATGAAACATCATTTTCTGTATATTCCACAAAGTTAACCACAGATTTAATTAAAATGGGTTGTATTGAAAATAAAACCAAATTAATTAGAGTACCACCAATACCTGATAATCTAATGAGACATTTCATTAGGGGTTATTTTGATGGGGATGGGTGTATATCCGAGATGTTTAAAACAAAGGTAATTGAATTTTATATTTGTGGAGGTTCGATTGAGTTTCTTAATGATTTAAAACAAATTTTTAATGATTTTGGGATATCTAAACAGGATTTTAGGGAAAATAATTCTAATACAACTATGTTAAAAATAACACGAGTAAATGATATGAAAAAACTATATCATTATTTTTATGATGATTCTGAATTTTATTTAGAAAGAAAAAAAGAAATATTCAAAAAAGTTTTAAAAAAAGAAGGTAAAAAATAAGATGAAAAGATTTAACGCACCAATAAGATTTTACGGAGGTAAAGGAACGATGTTCAATAATATTATACAATATTTTCCAAACAAAGAGGACTATGACATTTATGTTGAACCATTTGGTGGTTCGTACTCTATTGGTTTAAAAAAAGAACCAGCAAAGGTTGAAGTTTATAACGACTTAGACCAAAATGTTTATTCATTGTATAAGGTACTATCTGACCCTGAAATGTTTCAAAGATTTAAGGACAGATGTGACTTGATTCTTTATTCCGATGATATCCGAAAAGAATTCAAACAAAAACTAAAACAAGAAATCTCAATTGAAGATAGGGCGTTTTATTTTTTCTATGTAAATAGAACATCACATAACGGCATTGGTGGTTTCTCATCCAACTCAAGTATTAGAAGAAACATGAGTAAAGCGGTTTCTGATTTCTTATCTTGTATTGATAGATTACCGGAACTTCACAATCGTTTATCAAGAGTAATCGTTACTAATACAAACGGTAATGATTTAATCAGGAAATACAACGACTCAAAGAATATGATTTACTGCGACCCACCTTATGAACAATCAACAAGAACCGGAGCAAGGTATAGTGTTGATATGAATAGAGAAGGTCATTTAGATTTTTTAGATGCGGTTATTAATAGTAGTTCTAAAATTCTAATTAGTGGTTATGATTGTGAACTATATGAAACGCTAACTGATAACGGTTTTACTAAGATTAATTTCGAAGTTAAAACCATTGATGGTAACTTTAATCCTAAAATAAAAACAGAAACTCTTTGGAAGAATTATTAATTAATGTACATTCATATAACACCTGAAGAATTTGAAGACGATTTTAAACAACCATGGAAACAAGGTCTATTAAAACACCCACATATTGATTATGCAACAAATGCAATTCATTGTTATTTTGAAGATAAGGAAGTTATTATTTTTAGATTTAAAAATTATGGGTTTATTAATGATAATAGATTCAACAAATATGAACTTTCTTCAGGTACTGCCGGAATAACAATAAGAATAACCAAAAGTGATTATGTATAAATTTGAACTAACCGAATCGGAAATTAAAAAATTCGAGAAGTGGAAAAAAGAAATGAAAAAAAAGAATGATTCCATGCCAACAGCCGGTGAAAGATGGACATTCATGTTCACACCATCTGGTTTGGGGACTATTGTTTGGGCAAAGGATGAAGCAACGGGAGAAGAAATTGATTTAACAGATTGGGATAATTTTTAAAAAATAAAATAAAAAAAATGGTAGCACAAGAAATTTTAGACACATTCGTTTATGAAACATTAAACGGTAAATTTGCGGTAAGTGACCCGACAGAGTTCGACCAAGTTATTGGTACGTTTGATACAAAAATTGAAGCTGAGAACGCTTTAAAGGAGTACATTGTAACTCAAAAAATTGAATTTGAGTAATTAAATGCAAACAAAAACGGAAAAAATAATTACAAAAATTATATTTTTTATAACACTCATTTATGGGATTGCCGTTATTGTTAGTGCATTGAGTGGATGTACTAAAAATTAATTTAAAAACATAAAAATGAATGAAAAAAAGAAACCAGATTTAGTTGTTTGGGATGAATTAAACGGTTATGATGCAAAGATTAAATCGTACCCAACTAATATTGGTGCACCCTCTTTTGAATTACCAAAAATTGATTTAATAAAAACTGAATCGGCCAAAAAAATGGTCGATGTTTTTAATAAAGAAAAAAATGAAATCATAAAAAAAATAGAAAAATTATACCAAGAGTATAATGATTCTATTTTGGTATGGGAGTCTAAAATATCATTCGACCCAATAGTAGGTAAAACATACTACCTATATTCTTTTAATGGGGTAAACACACTATCTCTACTATCACCAGAAGAGTGGAAAAAATTTGATTCTTTTATTGGTACATATGAATTAAGTTCAGATAGAAAATGGATAAAACAATAAAAAATTATGAACAAATTAGATAATGAACTTTAAAACAAGAAAATTAATAAAATACGAAGACCTAAATTCAAGGGGGTCTTTGTTTGGTGGACAACTATTAAAATGGATTGACGAAGAAGCTTCAATCTATACCATATGTCAGTTAGAAACAAATAAAATTGTTACAAAATTGATGTCAGAAATTAACTTTATGAAACCATCATATCTTAATGATGTTATTGAAATTGGTGTTGATGCGGTTTCATTTGGTAGAACTTCAATTACATTAAAGGTTGTAGCCAGAATAAAAGACACCAAAAACGAAATATTAAAAATAGATAAAATGGTATTTGTTAGTGTTGATGAAAATGGTAAACCAATC